CCTGGCAATATCTCCCCGATGCAGTCCGAACCAATGCTGGACAGTCCTTTTAAGACCCGACCTAGTCCGAGTCAATGACAGATAAGCCCAAAAGATCCAAAGCCCTACGAGGGGCAACCAAGCCAAGGCTTCACAGTCCACTTCTAAAGGGCGAAAACAAGCTGCAAGATGTCAAGGATTTATGCGAGATTGTAAAAATGCCTTTAATGCCTTGGCAGGAGTTTGTGCTTAAAGATATGCTCACGATAGACAAAAAGGGCAACTGGATTCGCAAAACTAACTTGATCTTGGTAGCCAGGCAGAATGGCAAGACCCACTTGGCGCGAATGTTGATTCTTGCTCACTTGATCAAGTGGAATACCAATGTCTTGATCATGTCCTCAAATCGAAGCATGGCTTTAGACACCTTTAGGCAAGTAACTCACCTTTTAGAAAACAATGACCATTTCAAAGGATTCGTCAAGCAGATCAGACACGCGAATGGCACTGAGTCGATCGAAATGCTATCTGGGGCAAGGCTCGATGTCGTAGCAGCTACTAGAGATGGCTCTCGCGGAAGATCTGTCAATGGATTGCTATACATCGATGAAGTTCGCGAGATTACCGAGGACGGATTTCGAGCAGCGACTCCAACGACTAGAGCGCACCCTAATTCTCAGACTTTGTTAACTTCCAATGCCGGTGACGCTTTCAGCACTGTGCTAAATGACCTAAGAGAACGCGCTATCGATTACCCACCTAAGTCTTTTGGATTCTATGAGTATTCAGCCCCTCAATATTGCAAGATCACTGATCGCAATGCCTGGGCTCTTGCTAACCCTTCACTTGGTTACACGATTACCGAAGAAGCGATCGAAGAAGCTATTGCAACCAGTCCGATTGAAAATACAAGAACCGAAACTCTTTGCCAATGGATTGATAGTTTGTCAAGTCCTTGGCCTCATGGCGTATTTGAAGAAACTTCAGATAACACACTAGAAATGGCTGCTGGGGCTTATACTGTGTTTGGTTTCGATGTCAGTCCGTCAAGGCGGAACGGATCACTCGTCGCAGGACAATTGCTGCCAGATGGGCGGATTGGCATCGGGATCTTGGAAACTTACAGCTCACAAGTTGCCATCGATGAACTGAAGATGGCAGCATCGATCAAGGGCTGGTGCGACATATATAAGCCGCGTGTCGTTTGCTTTGACAAGTACGCAACCCAGACCATTGCAGATCGATTGAGCAACGCTGGAGTTATGACCGAGGACATCTCAGGCCAGCAGTTCTACAAAGCCTGTGGCGATCTGTTAGAAGGCTTAGTCAATCATCGAGTAGTCCACAATGGGCAAGCAGAACTGATTCAGCAGATGAACAACTGTGCAGCTAAAGTGAACGATTCAGCATGGCGAATCATTAAGCGCAAGTCTGCTGGCGACATCTCAGCCCCAATTGGCTTAGCAATGGTTGTAAGCAAGTTAATGATCCCTGAACCTAAGCCAGCAATTTATAGTTAGACACGCCTTAGCATATTGTCTAATTTCTTGACAAATGCTACAATTCTAGTCTATGGGTATCTTTCAGCGTAAGCCTCAGATTATAGAAGCGCAAAACGCACCGCAAGTTATGTCAGAGTCTTATTTGACCTATGGCAATTACTTCCCAGTCATGGTCACCCGCGCACAAGCTCTGCAAGTGCCATCAATCAAAAGATGCCGCGATTTGATCTGTGGCACTATTGCAAGCATTCCCTTGGAATATTACAAAAAGTCCACAGGTGAAATGATTGCCCCACCTCGATGGGTAGAACAACCTTCTAAAGCTCAACCTAGATTTGAAACACTATTTTTCACGCTTGACTCGTTATTTCACCATGGGGTTGCATACTGGGTTATAACTGAAACTTATCTTGAAGACAATCGCATGGCTAATGCAGACTGGGTTGCTAACAACCGAGTTACATTTAACACAGATGCAAATAACAATTTTGTAACACAATACTTTTTAGATGGTAAGCCAATACCAATGTCCGGTCTTGGCTCGTTAATAACGTTTCAAAAAGATGAAGGCATTCTTGCAGTTGGTGGATCAACAATTAAAGCCGCACTCGATGCACAACGGGCAGCAAGTGTTGCTCTTGAAACTCCGTCAGCAACTGGTTTCCTAAAAAATTCTGGTGCAGATCTTCCACCTGCTGAAGTTTCTGGATTACTAGCTGCTTGGAAGCGCGCTCGCCAAAATAATGGCACTGCTTATTTGACTTCAACTCTTGATTATAAAGTTACTGGCTTTAGTCCTAAAGATATGGCTTACCAAGATGCTATTCAAGGATTAGCAACTGAATGTGCCAGATTGTGTTCTGTCGATCCATATTATGTTTCTGCTTCAATGAATACAACAATGACTTATGCAAATGTTCAAGATGAACGCAAACAAATGGTTGCATTTACTTTACAACCTTATGTTTCTGCCATTGAGTCAAGACTTAGCATGGACGATGTATCCACTGCTGGTCATTATGTAAAATTTAGTCTAGACGATTCATTCTTGCGTACAGAGCCAATGGAAAGATTATTAGTGCTAGAAAAAATGCTGGCACTTGGTTTGATTACAACCGAACAAGCAATGCAAATGGAAGACCTATCACCTAACGGGAATGGCAGCTAATGGAAACTTTATACATTAAAGCATCATCAATTGAATGCTCAGAAGAACGTCGCGAAATTTCAGGCAAGATTGTGCCACTAGGCACAGGCGAAGTAGGCCACACTAATTTAGGCGCATATACTTTTGCTGCTAACTCAATCGATATTGCAGATCCTTCAAAAATTAAATTGCTATCACAGCACGATCTTAAAAAACCTATTGGTCGCATGACTGCTGCTGAAACTCGTGCAGATGGTATTTATGCAACATTCAAGTTAAGCCGATCATCAGGCGGTAATGACGCTTTGATCATGGCTCAAGAAGGACTTGTGACTGGTTTAAGTATTGGTGCAGAGATTCTTGCATCACAACCGTCAAAAGATGGACACACAGTTGTTTCATCAGCAAGACTCAAAGAAGTTTCTTTAGTAACTGTTCCGGCATTCGCCTCAAGTCAGATATTAGAGATCGCGGCAGAGGAAACAATCCCTGTCGAAGAAACCCCACAAACAGAAAGCGAGACAGTCGTGGAAGACACAACAGTCGAAGCAACACCGGTAGAAGCTGCGGCTGTGGAAGCTGCTCGCCCTACAATTACAGCAATGGCGTACACAACACCGCGCCTTAATCTAAACATCACAGCTGGGCAATACGCCAAGGCTCAACTTAACGCATCACGCGGCGACGCAGATGCTCGCGAACTAATGGCAGCTCTACAAGTTGCAACAGTCGCAGAAAACACAGGTATGGTTCCACCAACATACTTAAAAGATGTAATCGGTATTATCGATTCATCACGCCCATTCATTGATTCAATCGAGCGCGCTGCACTTCCAGCGTCAGGAATGAAAATTTTCACTCCAAAGCTAGGAACACAAGCACAGGTTGAATTGACAGCAGAAGCAGCAGAGTTTGCATCAACAGACACAACAGTTACCTTCCAAGAGGATAATGTTGTTAAGTTCGCAGGCGCTGGAAAACTAGATTTAGAATTAGTAGATCGCAGCGACCCATCTTTCCTAGATCTTTATCTTCGCGAATTGGCCGCAAGCTACGCACAGAAGACAGATGCATACGCATCAAAGATTGCAGCAGATGGATCAGCAGATTCATCTTCATCAACAATCTACAAGGCAATCGCTAAGTCAATCGCTGATTCATACGCAATCATGCGCCAGACACCTAACAACCTATTGGTTGCAACATCAGGCGGAAACGATGATGTGGATTTCGCTGGTCTTCTTGGCGCAGTCGATACAACAGGTCGCCCTTTATACGCAGCTGCTGCAAGCCAAAACGCAAACGGCTTGATCACACAAGGTTCAACAAACGGCACAGTCGCAGGACTTAACCTTGTTGTAGATCCTAACTACGCAGGTGGTACATCAGCTATAAAGGTTGGACTTGTTTACCCAACAATGGCAATGCGATTCCACGAATCCGGCACACTTCAAATTCGTGCCAATGTCGTTGCAAATGGTCAACTTGAAATCGGTATCTACGGATATGTTGCAGTAGTTAATCGCTACCCAACAGCATTCCGCGCCGTACAAGTTGCATAATCTAGCAACAAACTAAGTCGCTGAGAGGGGGCATAGCCCTTGCCCCCTCTTGGTCTTTAGAAAGGAATTGGAATGGCGCTCACAACAGTAGCTGAACTTCGAAGCACACTCGGAGTTGGAACACTTTATACTGACGCGACCCTTCAATCTGTTGCAGATGCAGCAGATGCAGTTTTGCTTCCTATGTTATGGGCTCCCAAATGGTTTACAGTTGCTCACAGCAATGTCGTTGGCACAGGTACTTTATATTTTAATGATTCTGTTTTTGACACTTTTTATGTTGGTCAAAGCGTCACAATTGCTAACTCAGGTTCCCTGTATGCAGGTACTAAGACAATTACTGCCGTTGGAGAATATTCAATTAGTGTGACCACTACTCACGCAACTGCTCAAGATTATCACCCAATCTATCCTTACGGATCTGTATCTACTACAACTTATACAGACTGGACTACTGATGAAGCAATCCAGAATGCCGCTTTGATGATAGCTGTTGAGATCTGGCAAGCAAGAACCAGCACTTTAACTGGTTCAAATGCTGTTGATTTCCAGCCCTCACCTTACCGAATGAGCGCACAGCTTCTCGCTAAGGTCAGAGGATTGATCGCACATGCGCTAGACCCTCGCTCAATGGTGGGCTAATGCCAGCAGCGATTACTACCCTTCGAACTACTCTGGCAACTGCCCTAGTTGACAACACACTTTGGCAGACTTTTGCATTTCCGCCTTCAGTAGTTCTTGCCAATTCAGTTATCGTAAGTCCGGACGATCCTTACCTTACGCCTACAAATAACTCACGCAACACAGTCAGCCCCCTGGCTAATTTCAAAATTATTATTACAGTGCCTTTATTTGATAACGAAGGCAACCTGAACGGCATTGAAACTAACCTGGTTAGAGTGTTTAACTTACTAGCTGCTAGTTCCTTGTCCTATAATGTAGGCAGCATATCTGCCCCAAGCGTTCTCAATGCTGCATCAGGTGATCTGCTCAGCTGCGAGATGTCCGTATCAATCCTAACAAGTTGGAGTTAATATGTCAGACCTAACACCAGAGGATCTAGCCTTCTTGAAGAAGATTGGTCAGATCACCGATGCACCAGCAAAGCCAGTAACTACTAAGAAGGAAGAAGAATAATCATGGCAATTTATCTAAATAATAATGTTGGCGTTAAACTTGCCACAGCGGCCGCGCCAACAGTACCAAGTATTGACATCTCTACTTATGTTACATCTGTAACTTTAACTCAGACATTTGACGAGCTGGAAGTCACAGCTATGGGCGATGTAGCTCATCGTTATGTGGCTGGATTGCAGGCTGCAACTTTACAAATTGATTTCCTAAATGACTGGGCATCTTCTCAGGTTATGCAGACACTAAATGCGGCAGCTGGTGCAACATTAGCTGTATCAATGATTACCGTAAAAGGTACTGCTGTATCAGCTGCTAACCCTACATACCAATTTAGTATTTTAGTAAATAACCTAACACCCGTGGCAGGCGCGGTTGGCGATGAAGCCATGTCAAGCCTGTCATTTACAGTTAATTCTGCATTAACTGTATCTCCATCAGTCGCGTTCTAACCTAATTACGAAAGGGCAAACAAATGGCTAAACTCAAAATAACAAGAACAACTGGCGAGGTAACTGAGCATCAGATAACCCCGGCAATCGAGTATGCCTTTGAACTACATAAAGGTAAAGGATTTCATAAATGTTTTGCCGAGGATGCTAAGCAATCAGATGTGTTCTGGTTAGCTTGGGAGTGTTTGAAACGGGCAACAGTTACAGTTCCATTATTTGGCGCAGAATTTGTAGAGATGCTTGCCAAGGTGGAAGTGTTAGATGATGACCCGGAACAATAGGGCGTGACTCGTTTACTTACCTGATTGCACGTATCAGTTTGGAAACGAGGATCGCGCCTAATGATTTATTAGCACTAGATAGCAGGATGTTTAAGGCTTTACTACAAGCGATGAAAGATCGAAACAAGGAGATAAAAGATGCCAGTCGCAGTAAAGGGCGCAGTCGCACTTCGTAAGTCCTTGCGTAGTTTCACACCTGATCTAGCCAAGCAATTACCAAAAGAGATGGCGATAGCCCTGAAGCCCGTTGTGAAGGCGGCTCGGGGCTATATGCCATCTGATAATCAAATACTGAGCAACTGGCGACCACGCGCTTCTGATACAGCAAGATTTCCAACATACACAGCAAAGATTGCTAAAGCTGGTATTGGTTACAAAACAACTCCATCGAAGCCTAATCGCCGAGGGTTTAGATCGTTAGCGCGTTTGCTCAATAAAACTGCAGCTGGTGCAATCTATGAAACTGCTGGGCGTAAGACTCCAGATTCAACATTCGTTAAAAATCTCAATAATAAGTATTCTTCAGAATTTAAAGGTAAAGGCAAGATGCAAGGCCGAGCTCTTTTTCGTGCTTATGAAGAAGATGAAGGCAAAGCCCAAGATGGCGTGTTACGCGCTATTGACAAAATTAAGATGAAGTTAAACCAGAGAGCGACGGTGCGCGGCTAATGGCTAATATTGTTATTGATGTAGCAGCTGAGTTCACTGGCAAAAAGGCCTTTGACCAGGCAGAGAAATCTACAATCAATTTACAGAAAAGTGCTAAAAAACTTGCTGGTGCATTTGGCATTGCATTTGGTACTACCGCAGTTGTTAATTTCAGCAAGGCAGCAGTTAAGGCTTTTGCTGAAGATGAAGCGGCAGCAATTCGACTCAATAGAGCAGTCGAAAACTTAGGCATTGGTTTTGCTAATCCTGCCATTACTAAATACATTGCCGAGCTTGAAAGATCAGCTGCAATTGCCGATGATATTCTTCGTCCGGCATTTCAAGGGCTACTTACCACCACTGGTTCGCTAACTAAGTCACAAGAATTACTAAACAATGCCATCACAATTAGCCGCGCTTCTGGCATCGATCTGGCCACAGTATCTCAAGATCTTGCCAATGGTTATGTAGGCATTACTAAAGGTTTGAAGAAATACAACACTGGGCTCACTACTGCTGAGTTGAGTTCTAAGTCTTTTGCCGAAGTCCTAGGTGTATTGCTCACCCGGTCAGCTGGCTCTGCCACAGATTACCTCGACACAACTCAATTTAAGATGGACGCTTTAACCATAGCAACAGGCAACGCCTCAGAGATTATTGGTGGCGGTCTAGTCAATGCGTTTGCTCGTATTGGTGGTGGCACTGAAGCCAGCGATGCTGCCAAAGCCATTGAAGATATTGCTACTGCTGTTGCGTTTACTACTGAAAAGATCGGTGGCCTAATAGGTGTAATTCCTATGCTGCTTAAGAATCTTAAGAATCTACCTAAAGATATTTTTGGCGGATTTGCCGGTGCGGCCGCTGGCAGAAAACTAACTCCTAACCCAGTTGCTGCGCCCAAAAAGACACCAGTACAAATAAGTCAAGAACAACAAGCCAAGGCATTAGCGAAATTAGAAACCGATGCTTTGAAGCGACAAAAAGCAATTTTGGCTTTACAAAAGAAGCAAAGTGACACAGCAAAGAAGGCTGCTGCTGACCAAGCCAAGTTAAGTAAGGCTCAATCAATCTTTGACTTAGACAAGATTCAGATTGAAGCTGCTCTTAAAGGTCAAATTTCAGCCGATGAAAAACTGCGTTTGGAGTTACAACGCGCAATTCTTAATGAAGATTACAAGTTAGCAGAAAGTTTACAAAAGAGACTAGAAGCCTCACAGCGAGCCACAGCAGCCCTTCAAGGGCAGATTAGTGCTATCAAGCCGCCAACCAATCCTTTTACTGAAACATTAGAAACCCTTGAATTAATCGCAAAACTTCTTGGCACAGTAAGTAGTACAACTATTAAGAAGCCAGGCGGCGGCATACTTGCTTTAGAACCTGATGATCTTGCGCCTCTGGTTACAGCCCCTAAAGTAATTCCTAAACCTGTGACTCCAGAGCCAGTGCCCGTAGTAGTAATTCCAAGCCCAACTCCAGCACCCAGCACTAACAACCCTTTTGCTGGTCTAGGCGGTGATACTGGTTTTAGTCGCCCATTCTCAGTGCCAGGCTATTCATATACACCACCACCAGCACCACCAGTAACTGTAAACGTGAATGTTAGTGGATCTGTTGTTGCTGAACAAGAACTTGTCAAGGTTGTAGCTGATGCCCTTGTTATGGCCAATACTCAAGGCTTAAACGTGTCTCGACCAGGTGGACTTGGCTTTAGGGTTGATGAAGGATGACAGTTCCAGTAATTAACGCCATCATCAACTTTTCAACGGGTGCTGGCTTTGCCTCGCCCATGATTCTTGACTCAGGTGTTTTAGGTGTCAATGCTTTGGCCGATACGACAGCAGTCACAGTTGATGTTTCTAATCAAGTTGATTCTGTCAAAACTAATCGAGGCCGCACAGCTCTATCCGATATATTCCAGACTGGCACAATGAGCCTACGAATCATCGATCAAAACGGTGATTTTAACCCGATGAACCCAGCAAGCCCTTATTACAATTTGCTGACTCCAATGCGTAAGGTAACTATTACTGCTACTTGGAATGGAAATACTTACCCAATCTTTGCTGGCTACATAACCAGTTATGACACCACTACCCCTCGCGATGTCGGTGAAGTGGTTTATACTACTATCCAAGCAGTCGATGGATTTCGACTTTTCCAGAATGCTCAGATCACAACTGTTGCTTCTGCCACTGCTGGTCAAACTACTGGAACTCGCATTGCTAAGATCCTTGATGCTGTCGGCTGGCCTACTGGCATGCGTGACATCGATGCCGGTCAAACCACAGTTCAAGCAGATCCAGGCACCCTTCGTACTTCGCTTGGGGCAATGCAGTTAATTACTAGCACTGAATATGGCTCTTTGTATATGGATGGGTTTGGCAATGTAGTTTTCCAAGATCGTGCCCTTACATCATCAAGCGTTGCTGGCACTCCAGTTGATTTCAATGACAATGGCACTGGGATCTCTTATAACAATGCCCTTTGGAAGTTAGACGACACCCTTGTATTTAACAAAGCTACGATTACTCGCACTGGTGGTACCCCTCAGGTTGCCTTCAATCAAGCCTCGATTGACAAGTACTTCTTACACTCTTACCAAGAGCAGAACCTACTAATGGAGACCGATGCGGAAGCTCTAAACAATGCCAGAGCATTTGTTGCTTCACGTCAAGAGACTTCAATTAGATGCGATGCGGTGACCCTAGATCTTTACACTGATAACTATGATGCTGGCATTCTTGCCGCTTTGGATCTTGACTTCTTTGATCCAGTAACAGTTACAACCACGCAACCAGGGTCATCTACCCTAACCAAGACTTTGCAGGTGTTTGGCATATCTCATGACGTACGGCCAAATAACTGGAAAACAACACTCACAACGCTTGAACCGATCATAGATTCCTTTATAATAGGATCATCACAATATGGCGTTTTAGGCGTTAATACACTTTCTTACTAAGGAGTAAATATGGCAACAGGATTCCCAGCGGCAACGGGTGATGTAATGACGGCTGCCATGTTCAATGGCTTGGTAGCTTTCACCCTAAACGCACAAACAGGCGCAACATACACTTCCGTATTAACAGATAGTTATCAGACTTTAGTGACAATGTCTAATGCTTCTGCTAATGCTTTTAAGATCCCTACCAACGCAACGGTTGCGCACCCAATCGGCACAGTCATTACAGTCCTGAACATTGGTGCTGGCACTTGTACGATTTCAGCTGTTACCAGCGGAACAACAACAATTCTTTCAGCAGGTGGAACAGCAGCAGCACCTACTCTTGCTCAATACAAATCAGCAGCTTGTATTAAAACAGCCACAGATACTTGGTATGTTGTAGGAGCTATTGGATAATGCTTAGCAATATTATTGGCACTATTGTTTCAGTAGGAAAACCCAGCGTTAGCGGTGGAACTCTGTCAAGTGATGCTACTTATTTTTATCGCGCCTTTACATCTAGCAGCTCATTAGTTGTAAGCGGTGGCAGTCTTACAGCCGATGTTTTAGTAGTCGCTGGCGGCGGTGGATCCACAGGCGGTTCAGCGAATGGCGGCGGCGGTGCAGGTGGTGTATTAGGTTTTGCTTCACAAGCATTAACAGGTACATATACCGTAACTGTCGGCGCAGGTGGCGCAGCTAATAACGTAGATAACAAAAACGGTTACGTTGGCAATAGTTCTACTTTTGGATCTTTAACTACTTGTGTAGGCGGCGGCGGTGGCGGCGGTCGATCAGGATCAACTGGCGGCTACGCTGGTGGTACTGGCAACGGTAATCCAGATGGCGGTGGCCCGGGCGGCTCAGGCGGTGGTGCTTCAATTAATGGCGCAGCATCAGGTGGTACTGCTACGTCAGGCCAAGGAAATACTGGCGGTGGCGGTGGCGCACTTGCTGGCGGCCAAGGCGGTGGTGGCGGTGGTGGCGCAGGTGCGACTGGTAACCGCGGTTACAGCAACGGCAACGGCAACGGCGGCGCGGGCACAAATACAGTTACTAACTGGGGCGCATTATCTGACGCACTCACCGCAACAGGATTAGGCGTTAGCGGTTACATTGCCGGCGGTGGAGCTGGAACTGTAAACGATACTGGCGGCGGTGGTGGAGCAGGTACAGGTGGCTCAGGTGGTGGCGGTAACGCTTCTGTTGCTGGTGCTGGAACTAACGGTACTGCTAATACTGGTTCAGGTGGCGGCGCGTCAGGCGGTTCAAGTCAATATGGTGGTACAGGTGGCTCAGGCGTTGTAATAGTTCGTTATCTGAAATCGGCGGTTTGATATGAGTCACTGGGCAGAAATAGATGAAAACAATATTGTCATTCGCGTTCTTGTCGGCGATAACAATGAACCTGATGAAGGTCAAGCTTTTATGGAATCATTGGGCGGTACTTGGATTAAAACAAGTTACAACGGCAAAATACGCAAAAACTTTGCTGGAGTTGGCATGATTTATGATGATCAATTAGACGCGTTTATTGACATCAAATGTCAACATGATGAAGCTACATTGAATCCAGAAACATATCGATGGGAGTGTTTAAGTGATGAACACAAAGCCAAGGCTTTCTAAGTGCGCAATCCAGTTAAGAGAACAGATTGACGACACCTTCGGAGATCGAGATCGAAGTTCTGATGGTTGGATCGGCGATACTCGACACAGCGCGCGCGTTTCAGATCACAATCCTGATGCTAACGGCTGGGTTCGTGCCATCGATGTCGATAGAGATCTTACAGGCAAGGCTAAACCTGACCTCATGCCAGATCTTGCGGATCAGATTCGTATCTTTGCAAAGTCTGATAAGTCAAAGCGCATCAGCTACATCATCTTTGACGGCAAAATTGCCAGTTCAAAACTCGCTTGGAAGTGGCGAAAGTACACAGGCATCAACAAACATAATCACCACTGCCATATCTCGTTTACGCAAGCGGCTGACCTTAATGGTGAGTTTCTTCAAATACCTATGATCGGGGGATCAGCATGAAAGATCTACAAAACGCAGCAGCATCTTGGGGCAGAGCATTCTTAGTTGCGATCATTTCAATGTACGCAGCTGGAGTCACTGAACCAAAGGCACTTATTGCTGCTGGTCTAGCATCTATCATTCCACCGGTATTGCGATACTTGGATCCTAAAGATGAACTTGGAAGAAAATGACACAGGCCGAGTTCTTTCAGCTCTATATTGCTACTCTTGTGACAATCGGTGGATTGGCTGGTTATGTGATCACGCACTTACTCGGCGAGATCAAGCGACTCAACACGCGAGTCGATGAGATTTACAACATACTTTTAGAACGCTAAAATAAAGTCATGGCCGCGCCTCGCAAAGCTCGCACTAAGTCAATAGTTGATGACTCTTACACTCCACTAGAGGCTTACTGTATTGGGCTTAATGAGTATTACAAGGCTTTGCGCAAGGCTGGCTTTCCAGTTGACATTTGCATCTCAATGATACAAGACCCAATCTCGTATCCTGAATGGATTTTGCCTAAACGCATCAATGACAACCCGAGCAATTTACCGGGTTTAGACGATGATGATGAGGACTAATGAAAAGAACCATCGTAATACCAGACTTACAAGTTCCGTATCACGATGAAATAGCAGTCAAAAATGTTGCGACTTTTATTAAGACGTTTCGCCCCGATGCTGTGGTTACTCTCGGAGATGAAATCGACTTGCCGCAGATCAGCCGATGGACAGAAAACAAGCCAGGCTGGTACGAACAAACCTTAGCTAGTGATCGAGACATGACAGTCGATGTCTTATGGGAATTGACCCAGCATGCCAAAGAAGCCCACATGATTAGATCAAATCACACTGATCGGCTTTACAACGTGATCATGAATAAGATTCCAGCATTCTTGTCATTACCAGAGTTGCGCTTTGAGAAGTTTCTTAAACTCGATGAGCTGAAAATCTCTTACCATAAAAAGCCATTTCCTATTGCTAAGGGTTATGTGGCAGTACATGGAGATGAACAGGCTATCAAGCCGACTCCTGGCCTTACAGCCCTTGAAGCAGCCCGTAGGCATGGGCTAAGTGTGATCTGTGGACATACTCACAGGGCAGGTCAATCAGCCTTTACAGAGGCTTCTGGGGGCAAATTAGGGCGTATTCTGCGTGGCTTTGAAGGTGGTCATTTGATGGATATCCGCAAGGCTCATTACACTAAAGGCACAATGAACTGGCAACAGGCATTCTTGATCGTGGAAGAAGATGCTAAGGGTGTCCAGGTCTCGACAATCCACCTAGAGAAGGATGGCACCTTTGTGTACAACGGGCGCAGGTATGGACGATCTCGATAATCCGCTTAGGCGTGACATCGATAACCACATGGATGATGCAGAATTGTTACCGTTTCGTTATCAAAGGGTGCTTGATTAGTCCTAGGTAACCTGTACATTCGCCTTATCAGTGATCCTCACTGAGATTAAGGGGCTAAGAAATGAATCTTGATTTATATCTAACGCTGGTAATGCTGGCGTTTTTAGTTGTAGGTATCGCAGCTGGTTATGCGCATGGCTACAAGCAAGGCAAAGATGAGGGATACGCACTGGGTCGCTCAGTTGCCCGACACACATTCTGGTCAGAGTGAAGGCCAGTGAAATCCTCGATGAAGCCAAGCAACTCCTTGTCGAACGAGGCAGCGAGTACGGCGATTCAACTCTCAATCACATTCAAATCGCAAGACTCTGGAGTGTGTATCTTGACAAAAACATCGAGCCTCACGAAGTCGCAATCTGTCTCATCCTCACCAAGATCTCGCGAATTAAAACAACGGCAAACCACCCAGACAGTTACAAGGACATCTGTTCGTACTCTGCAATCGCTGGCTCTATTACATCAACTGATTGGACAGACCTTGACAGTTACTAAGGCAAAACCCGGTCAATGGTGTGATTACTGCAAGATGCGTTGGGGTCAAGAACACCCTAATGGCAAAGGTAAAACACTAGCTGTATGGACTGTGGTAAGTCAGCATGCTAAGTCTAAAGGAATTAACCGACATTATTGCCAGCCTTGTGCTGTATGGGTGTCAATATGGCCAGATGGATCTCACTGGCCACTTACCGAGCAAGCCGAGTTTTTAGTAAAACAAGAGGAGATCGATCATGGCGTTTAATCTGGCAGATTATGAAACAGTCGAGAGTCGGCTGGAAAAGTTTTGGAAGGAGTTTCCCGATGGTCGGGTATCAACTGAATTGGAAGTTTGTGAAGCTCATCGATATGTTGTTAAAGCCTATCTCTACCGCACTTATCTCGACCAAGTCGCATACGCCACTGGCTATGCTGAAGAGAAGGATGCTGATCGCGGCGTTAATGCCACTAGTGCACTTGAAAACTGCGAGACTTCAGCGATCGGCAGAGCACTTGCGAATGCAGGTTATGCTACTAAAGGCAGACGGCCTTCCAGAGAAGAAATGGTCAAAGTACAGTTGGCAGGACGAGGCGGAATTGTTACAGAAAAGCCGATCCTTAAAGAAAGATACCCAGAGCCAGTAAAAGATGCCTGGACTATCGCTGATCCTAAAGATGATTTAAATGTCATCTCGATAGAATCTGCGCCGTCATTAACATCAGCAATTAACTTGTTAACAGAAGAGATGAACGCAAAAGAAGTGCCGCAAGCACCAAAGTGTCAGCATGACTTCATGATTCACAAGACAGGCGTATCAGCAAAGACCGGCAAACCTTATGAAGGTTATACATGTCCGTCAAAGAATCGGGCAGAACAATGCCCACCAATCTGGTTATAACTAATGGCTTCCCAGCATCGTAAGCATCGTGGTTACCGCACTCAGAAATGCGTCGGTGAGTACTTAAAAAAGTGGTTCCCATACGCTGAAAGTGCTGGGGCAGGTAGGCAAGGCAGTGATATCACAGGTGTTCCGTTCGACATCGAAGTGAAAGCAAGATCTGCCTTCCAACCGAAGGAGTGGCTGGATCAGACCCGCAAACGCTCAGATGGGAAGCTGAGTGTTGTGGTTATGAGATTTAATGGTCAAGGTGAAGATGCTGGGGAGTACGGAGCCATGCTTAGATTCTCTGACCTGATCCAGCTACTCAATAAAGTTGATTATTCCGAATGGTTTCAAGAGCCAAGCCGTTGTCAAGGCTGTGGCACATGGTTAATTAATGATGATTACTGTACTAAGTGTAAGGATCACAATGCCAGTTTATGATTATGAATGCATAATATGCGGGCAAACGCAAGAGCTAGAACATTCAATGAGTGCTGTGGGCAACCCGGTACTTCATTGCTCAACACCCATGATTCGGGTATTCGCAGCAACACCAGCGATCTTTAAAGGTACTGGTTGGGGAAAGGATAAGTAATGTCAATACATTACATCGAAAGCACTAACTCAACATTAATGATGTGTTGTAATGAAATCATGTTTGAACACAGCTGTGCTTATTGCTATGAACCTATGGGTTGTTACTACTGTTCATTTAACCTAGATGAACGACATGATTGCATGCAGGATTAGACACGCCCAAGATCATGCGTAAATCATCGATGGATTTGACACATGCGGTACGCTATAAATCGCTAGCGAGCGCGTGTGCGCGGTTGCTCGCGACCGCGATGTTAGCTATCGGGGGAGTTCTATTCATAAATGAATCAGAGCCAACACAAGCAGAAGCAATAGAACTTAAACCTTTAAGCATTAAAGAAGCTATACAAAGCCAACTAACACGTAACACATATCAATGCTTAGATACTCTTGCTATCAAAGAAAGCAACTGGAACTTCGATGCTGTTAATGGTAGCCATCATGGGTTCCTTCAAGGTAGATCTAAGTGGTTGGCTACTGCTAACCCAGCACAACAGTATGACTGGGCGAGCAGATATGTGGCTCACCGGTACGGAGTCACAGAGTATGATGAGCCTGACTTCTGTGCAGCATTAGATCATTGGAAGGCTAAAGGATGGCATTAGATAAACTGAACTCAAGGCGCTATCGAGGACAGCGTGAACGTGTGTTCATGCGTGACGGTAGATTGTGTCAGATCTGTGGCACAGATGAAGGTGAGATGCACATCGATCACATCATCCCTCGTAAGGTTGGTGGAACTCATGACTTGGACAATCTAAGAGTTTTGTGTAAGAGTTGTAATCTACGCAAAGGTGTCAAGAATGATGGGGTTTTTTTAGCACAAGCGGCTAC